TTGAGCGCTTCCAGGAGGAATTTGAAAAGCTCATGCAGTATAAAGACCTGGTAGATCAGGAGTAACAATATTTTTTAATCCAAAACTAAAACGTAACCAAAATGAAACAATTTTTAACAAGCTATGTAGCGGCCTGCGAGTACCTGAAGCGTGACACAAAATACCCTGATGTACCGCAGTACTCCGCGAAAAAACAACAGCGCCTGAATGCTGATCATGAGCTTGAGACCTTACTTGAAGCAAATAACATGATCGCAAACGATGGGAAATTGTGGGAAGCTGATCTGGCAGATACTACTCAGGAAAAATGGTATCCGTGGTTTGATATAGAACCCGTTACCGACCAAGCTCCTGAAGAAGGTCCTGCGGGTTTCCGCCTGTCGTTCTTCGGCTGCATCTGCGACGACTCGGCTGCGATTGTCGGTGCCCGCCACGCGTGCAAAAACAGGGAGGTAGCAACGTTTATGGGTAAGAGTTGCCCAACGCTATATAAGCTGACGCTGGGTTAAAATAATGGGTTGTGCGCCACTATAGCTGAGTCCTGCGGGTTTCCGCCTGTCGTTCAACGACTGCAACTACGACAACTCGAATGCGAATATCAGTGCCCACATTTGTTAACGAAATAAAGTGGCGCAGACCTTGCCAACATGGCAAAAAATAACAAGTGAAAACGGGGCTTTGGTAGCGAAAGCGAAGAAGACCTGAAGCACAAAGGCTCATGAAAAGAATAGCGAATATATATCAGAACATATGCAGTATTGCAAACCTGGAACTGGCAGACGATAAAGCCAGGAAGGGAAAGGAGCAATGTGGCATACGTAAACATGACCAGAAACGCGATGCGAACCTTGCAGCGCTCCGGGCGATGTTGCTGAATAAAACCTATAAGGCAGGCGGTTATGATGTGTTTAAAATACATGAACCAAAGGAGCGCGAGGTATACAGATCGGATTATTATCCGCACCGGATATTGCACCATGCGATACTGAATCACCTGGAGCCGGTGCTTACATCCATTTTTACAGCGGATACTTATAGCTGCATAAAGGGAAAAGGCATACACGGGGCTTTCTATGCGGTAAAACGGGCATTTAAGGATGTGCCAGGCACAACGTATTGCCTGAAGATGGATGTGCGGAAATTCTACCCTAATGTAGACCATGATATACTTATGGATCTGCTGCGAAGGAAGTTTAAGGATAATGATCTTTTGTGGCTGCTGGAGGAGATTATACGGAGCGCACCGGGCTTGCCCATCGGCAACTATCTGAGCCAGGGACTGGCTAATTATTACCTCGCGGGGTTTGATCACTGGATCAAAGAGGTAAAGGGTGTAAAATACTACTTCAGGTATGCTGATGATCTTGTGATCCTGGCACCGGATAAACCTACGCTGCACCAACTATTGGCAGATATAAGAGAGTATCTGGCTACGAAGTTGAAGCTGGAGGTAAAGGGTAACTACCAGGTATTTCCGGTAGATAAGCGTGGACTGGACTTTGTGGGGTATGTGTTTTTCCATACGCACATCCTAGTGCGTAAGCGGATCAAGAAAAACTTTGCCAGGAAACTGAAGAAAAGTAAAGACCCGGCAATGATCGCCTCGTACAATGGCTTTTTGAAGCATGGGAATTGCAGACACCTAAAAAAGAAACTATTACATGAAAAGATTCAGCGACCTGAACATAACGATAGCAGACGGGCCATTCACGGGAAAGAAAAAGGAAATGGATGAACTTTTTGACCAGGAGATTGAAATACATGATTACAGAGTGGTTGATTCCAAGTTCCCGAAGCCAGGATGCGAAAAGTGCCTGCATATGCAGATAGCTATTGACGGCAAAAAATATGTTGCTTTCTGCTCATCGAAAAACCTGATCAGAAACCTAGATCAGATAGTAAAAGAGGACTTCCCGATAGTAACAACAATTAGAAAAGACGGTAAAAAATTCATATTTACATAAACAGCAGTTATGTTACGAACAACTAAACCTAACAGGAGGTATTATCTAAACAGGCGTGTAAAGGGCTTTGCGCGGCTTAATTCGGGCGCTCATATTATCTCCCTTAGTTCTGCGCAATGGGGGGGGGGTAAATAGTCAGCAAATGGCCTATATGCATGAGCTGCGCGATAAATACGGATACGCAATACAATTGGAGCTGTGACCCCATAATACTTACCCTTTAATACTACTATAATTTAATGTCGACCCTTGGAACGGAACAATTACTTGCAAAGAAATTTACACGACTGGAACTGAGTGATGAATGGAGTGGTACAATGGGTAACCTGGCGGAGGTGTTTATGATCATCATATACGGGGAAAGCGGAGAGGGGAAAACGGAGTTCTGTTATCAATTGGCAAAGGAGCTATCCCGGTTTGGGAATGTGAAGTGGATGGGTTATGAGACGGGCCATGCTGCCAGTATACAAGACGGGGTGGCAAGGAATAGCCTGAAAGGACTGCCGATAACATGGGATGACCCATGGGATGAAAAGCCAAAGGACAAAAAAGCTATTGATGCGTTTGTGCCGCCTGCGGATATGCCAATGAGTAAGAATATAAACGCTAACCGACTATTCATAGCTCTATACCTACAAATGAGTAAGGCGAAGAGCGCAAAATATTGGTTCCTTGACAGCGCTGACGCCACCGGGTTTACTGAACAGCAGGTTTTGTGGCTATGGGCGCAATTCAAGAAAAAGAAGGGTGTTATATACATAGCTCACGGGGAGGGAAAGAAGCCACTGAAAGCTGTAAGCAGGGCCATAGAATTTTATGGTGATGCAGGTATAGTGGTGAAGAGCTTTATAGCGCGGCCTTTGAAAAGCAGGTTTGGAGGGTTTAAGCCCAGGGTAGTGTTTGAGGATAAGGCCAGGGAGCTAGACCCATTGTTTTTTGAAAAGATAGATGAGGCGAATAAAAACCAAGCGCCAAAGAAAAAGAAAAAAGAGAAAGCACCTAAAGTAACTGACTGATGACAAAATTTGTACTTATACCGGAATCGTTTAGCGGGAATATCAGCTTCATTTATAACGGGGCTGGATTATTAATGGAGTTCTGTGTTAATAGCTGGGATATAGCCGGTGAGCTTCATGTAGGGGTATTGCACAGTCTGCGTCATTGCCTGACTGACGCGCAGCTACTGGAATTTGCAAAGAAGCATGGATATAAGATACGCAGGGAGCAGATAGACCTGAGTTTTGAGCGGTTTAAAATAATGTATGGTATAGCACGAGACACTTTCAGGGCGGAGCCGCTGTGGAATAAAATGAAGGAAAAGGAACAATATCATACACTAATAAACCTGAAGGCTTATAAACGTTTCTGCAAGCGCAACCCGACCTATATACAGATGTACCCTGCTGCTTACCTGAGAGCGCATACAAAGGATGATTGGGATAAGGTGCCTGACTTCAAATAATTTGAAAATGTGAAAATTTGAAAATATGCAAATTGAGAAAGAGCAAATAAAGCAGATACATACCATACTGGCGCGGATGGGTAAGGCTAATGAGAAATCTTTTAAAATGGAGCTGGTACAGGACTATACCAATAAAAGGGAAACGAGCACTACCGGACTGACGTATGAGGAGGCTACAGCTATGATCGCTGACCTGAACCGGCTGGCCGGGCTTACGCCCGACCAGATAAAAGCAAATGCCAAGAGGTGGCGTATACTGGCCTATGCTCACCAAATGGGTTGGGAAGTGACTGGCGGTAAAGTGGATATAGCGCGTGTGGATGGGTGGTGTATAGAATATGGCTACCTGCATAAGGCACTTAATGATTATAGCCTGGTAGAACTGAGCAAGCTAGTGTGGCAGATGGAAATGGTGTATAAAAGCTATTTAACTTCAATTTGATACCTTTACAAAAACCAATGTTATGAAAAAACTGATATTATTTATTGTATGCCTGATGGTAGTTATTGGCGCAGAGGCGCAGCTACAAGGCCGCGCTTATTTAGACAGTGTTTATAATGCTCCTGATAATAAAAGGGCTGATGTCGCAAGGGAAAAAGAGAATTCAATTATAAAAAAACATTATAAAGATTCAGTTCTTTTAGCTGGGGAAAGGCAACAACTTGCTATCGTACAGCATTATAATGATTCTATAAGTAAAATTGGATCTGCAAAAAACGACAGAATCAATGCGGCTTATCCTGGTAAGATGATCAAAAAATATGGTAAAGCAGCGTATGATAATGCCGTAGCCGGTAAAATATGGATTGGCATGCCGGATGAGTTATGTGTACGGTCTTTAGGAACGCCGAACCGTTCAGAGACAAACTATACGAATCGCGGCACGTCCGAAACATGGATATATAACGGTAGAGATTATGTAATTACTTTCAAGAATCATAAGGCAATTGCCATAACTACAAATGAATAAGCGATCACAAAAATATTTTTTACAGAAACGGCAAATAATGTTGCCTGCTAAAATTGTGCATGTGGGTATGGCTGATGTGATCAGGACGGAGCCGGTGAACTATGTGGCGACTAAAAAACGTAATGCTCCGGGGGAGTATGAAATAACCAAGGAGAAAAGAAATTAGTATGGCTGTATTTTTACACAAACGAGGATTCGGCTGTAGCCGACCAGGAGCACATGAGACTGAATATATCAATCTCGTTAACTGCCCCCGTTGCATTAAATGGATGAATGAAATTGGTGGCTATGAACGTAGTAGAAAATCTGAGGCGGATCAATTTGCTTATGATATCACTATGAATGCACCACTACTTGCATCAAGGGCTGAAATGGACGATTATAACAAAAGGCTTGAAGATAATAGGGCAAAGGCATATAAGCTGTTTAGGGTAATAGAGTAAAGACGCTTTAAGCTAATGCATAGCTAGCTTCAGCAAATAGAAAGCCTCGCAAGTCGGGGCTTTTTTTATGCTACCACTCATAAAATGGCCATTTTTTTTTGAAGTCTTTGGCGGATGGGGATTCTTTTCGGAGGGCAAGTATGGCGTTGGAATTATCATCAAGCACCTGGGCAATGCGCTTTGTGGAAATGCTGAACTCGAAGCGAAGGTTTTTGAGTACATCGTTCGTGAGTTTCTTTTTCATGATCGTGTGGTAATAGTAACGTGCTACGAGCTTGTCG